TCTGGAATTTTCCCGCGATGGCACGCGCTACATCGTATCAATCAAAAGCGGGCCGAATTGGGGTAACTCCTCGCAGATCGCCAAAATGGCGCAGCATTTTAACAAGGCGCGTCGGATTGCTGGGTCGGGCCAGCATATCGTGGCGGTCAACGGTTGTTGTTATGGCAAGGATGCCAGCCCGGCAAAAGAAACCGGCAACTACCTCAAGCTGTGCGGCCAAGATTTCTGGTATTTGATTTCCGGAGAGCCATTGCTGTATCAGGAAATCATCGATCCGCTGGGTTTTGAGGCGCGGCGGCGCAACGATGAGTTTGAAGCGGCGTTTGCGCGTCTGCACACCACCTTCACCACGCAATTCACGCAAAAATTCTGCTATGCTGATGGATCGATTGATTGGCCGGGAATCGTCCAGATGAATTCCAGCGCGGCACGGTTGTTTGTTGTGTAAGAGCCTGTTTATGATTTTTAAGGATCAGCGCCAGAAATGCGCTGATCACTACGCCCAATTCTCTATTCGTATTCCTGGTACGCGCTGAAACTCTCGAATATTGTTTGTCACCACAATCAACCCACAAGAGCGTGCGTGCCCGGCGATCATTTGGTCGTATACCCCGATGGGCGTTCCTGATTTTTCCAATTCTGCGCGAATCTGTGCAGTATGAAACGCGGCTTTCTCGTCATAATCCAATACAGACAGCCGTCTGATAAATCCTTCAATATCACGCAAATTTCGCTGCGGCTGTGCGGATTTTTCCGCCCCGTATATGAGTTCCATTACGGTGACAGTGGACACGCACAATCGCCCTTGCTGCTGCTGAAATTGCACACGCGCGGTAGCGGGGCGATTCTTGATGACATAAATAGCAATGTCGGTATCCAACATGCACTTAAGCATGCTAAAAACCTTCTCGCACCTGCGGCATGGGTTGATTGCGAGTCTGCAGAAAATCGTCGCTGACTCCTTGCGCATCAAACCACGAATCCCACGCGGTGTCCGCTGGAACAATGAGGCGGGCAGTACCCAATGGGATGATGTCAACTTTTTTAACCGAATCAGGCAGTGCTACTGCCTTGGGTAATCGGACAGCTTGGCTTTTGTTGCTTTTGAATACGCTGGCTTGTTCCATGATGCACCTCTGAGACGCGATGATGTGGAGGGTGGGCGATAGTCGGGGATATATCAGTAGGATATACCAATTTAATTGACCTGATGGGACTCTCGATGCGCGCCTACGCGCGCCACCGTGGTGTGTCGCACGTGGCCGTAAAAAAAGCCATCGACACCGGACGGATCACCACACTAGCAGACGGCACGCTTGACCCGGATGACGCAGACGCCCAATGGGCACGCAACACACTGCCGCCACGCAAAGGGGCCGAACCCACAAAAGCCAAAGCACCAAAGGCGCGCCCCGCCCCCAGCGATGCAGCGCCGCAGCGCGATGCGCTTGAACCGGAGGACCCAGTGCCGCCGCTGTCGTCCAAGGGCACAACGCTGCTGCAGGCACGCACCGCCAACGAAGTGCTCAAAGCCCAGCTCAACGAGGTAGAGCTGGCGCAGCGCAAAAAAGAACTGGTAAATCGCGCGCAAGCCGTGGCACACGTGTTCAAACTGGCGCGCATCGAGCGCGATGCGTGGCTTAACTGGCCCGCCCGTATCTCCGGGCAGATGGCCTCTGCGCTCGGCGTTGACGCGCACCAAATGCACGTCGCGCTGGAAACTGCCGTGCGCGAGCATTTGATCGAGCTAGGCGAGCTGCGCCCACGCGTGGATTGATGGTGATGAATGATTACGAAGGAGCACAAGAAATCGAGCGCGCGTGGCGCAACGGCCTAACACCCGACCCGCTGCTAACGCTCTCGGATTGGTCGGATCGGCACCGCACGCTGTCCAGCAAAGCATCCGCCGAGCCGGGCCGCTGGCGCACCAGCCGCACGCCGTACCTAAAGGCAATCATGGACTGCCTCTCGCCCACCTCGCCAGTCGAGCGCGTGGTATTCATGAAAGCCGCGCAGCTGGGCGCAACCGAGATGGGCAGCAACTGGATCGGCTACGTAATCCACCACGCACCTGGCCCGATGATGGCAGTGTGGCCGACGGTAGAGATGGCCAAACGCAACTCCAAGCAGCGCATAGACCCGCTAATTGAAGAATCGGCGGCGCTGGCAGAGCTAATCGCCCCCGCGCGCTCGCGCGACTCAGGCAACACCATTTTGGCAAAAGAGTTTCGCGGCGGCGTGCTGGTCATGACGGGCGCAAACAGCGCAGTCGGCCTGCGCTCCATGCCCGTGCGCTACCTGTTCCTCGACGAAGTAGACGGCTACCCGCTAGACGTCGAAGGCGAGGGCGACGCTGTTTCGCTGGCCGAAGCGCGCACGCGCACCTTCGCCCGCAGAAAGATTTTTATCGTCTCCACCCCCACAATCTCCGGCGCATCAGCCATCGAGCGCGAGTATGAAGCCAGCGACCAGCGTCGCTACTACGTACCCTGCCCACACTGCGCGCACCGGCAATGGCTGCGCTTTGAGCAACTACGCTGGGACAAAGGGCAGCCGGAAACAGCAGCCTACGTCTGCGAGTCTTGCAGCGCGGCGATTGCCGCGCACCACAAAACATGGATGCTGGAAAACGGCCAATGGGAGCCAACAGCGGCGGCTGAAGGCAAGGAAGGCAAAACAGCGGGCTTTCACCTCTCCTCGCTATACAGCCCAGTAGGTTGGCGCTCCTGGCGCGACATCGCCGCTGCATGGGAAGCCGCGACCAACAAAGAATCAGGGTCAGCCGCCGCCATCAAAACCTTCAAAAACACCGAACTAGGCGAGACCTGGGTCGAAGAAGGCGAAGCGCCCGACTGGCAGAAGCTGCTAGAGCGCCGCGAAGACTACCGCATCGGCAGCGTACCGCTGGGCGGCCTACTGCTAGTAGGCGCAGCCGATGTGCAAAAAGACAGAATAGAAGCCTCAGTCTGGGCCTTTGGGCGCGGCAAAGCATCGTGGCTTATCGAGCACCGCGTGCTCATGGGCGACACCGCCCGCGAGGCCGTGTGGAAAGACCTAGCCGCGCTGCTGGCCGAGCAGTGGACGCACGCCTGCGGCACAGCGCTGCCGCTAGCCCGCTTCGCCTTGGATACCGGCTTTGCCACACAAGAAGCCTACGCCTTCGTGCGCGCCTGCCGCGACCCGCGCGTCATGGCCGTCAAAGGCGTGGCGCGCGGCGCGGCCCTAATTGGCACGCCAACAGCCATCGACGTCTCGCAAGGAGGCAAAAAGCTGCGCCGTGGCATCAAAGTGTACGCAGTAGCAGGCGGCATCGCCAAGCTAGAGCTTTATAACAACCTACGCAAAAGCGCCGACGTTGGCGAAGACGGCTCAACCCCCGTATACCCCTCAGGCTACGTCCACCTGCCCAAGATCGACGCGGAATACATCCAGCAGCTGTGCGCCGAGCAACTCATCACCCGGCGCGACCGCAACGGCTTTCCCGTGCGCGAATGGCAAAAAATGCGCGAGCGCAACGAAGCGCTGGACTGCTACGTCTACGCCCGCGCCGCCGCCTCCAGCGCGGGCCTGGACCGCTTTGAAGAACGCCACTGGCGGGAACTAGAGCGGCAAATCGGGGTAATACCCCCGTTGGATGAGCCAACAGCGCCCATCCACGAAGCAAACGAAGCCAGCAATGCCCTGGCTGTTTCCAGCAAGCGCAGCGCCGCCAGGCGCGTCATCAAAAGCCGCTGGTTGACCTGATAAGGACAATGTGACCTACACCCCCACACAACTCGAAACGCTCAAAAAAGCCTTGGCCACAGGCGAGCGCCGCGTCAGCTTTGGCGACAAAACCGTCGAATACCGCAGCATCGAAGAACTGCAAGCGGCCATCCGCACGGTCGAAGCAGAAATTGCGCGCAGCGCCGGCTCGCCCGTCAAGCGCCAAATCCGCGTCACCACGCGCAAAGGCTTTTAAGATGGCCTGGTACACCAAGATTCGCAACCTGTTCGGCCAGCCCCCCGTGCACGAAGCCGCAGGCCGCGGTCGGCGCGCGCTGGCCTGGACAAGCGGCAACCCCGGCGCGGTGGCCGCAATGCTGGCCACCAGCGCCGAGCTACGCATTAAAAGCCGCGACCTCGTGCGCCGCAACGCGTGGGCGCAAGCTGGCATAGAAGCCTTCGTCGCCAACGCGGTCGGCACCGGCATCAAGCCGCAAAGCCTGTGCGAAAACGAGCACTTCAAAAGCGCCGCGCAGCTGCTGTGGCGCGACTGGGTAGAAGAAGCCGACGCAGCAGGCCAAACCGACTTCTACGGCCTGCAAGCGCTAGCCTGCCGCGCCATGCTCGAAGGCGGCGAATGCCTGATTCGGCTGCGCCCACGCCGCGCAGAAGACGGCCTCTCAGTGCCCTTGCAGCTGCAACTACTAGAACCCGAGCACCTACCCCTCTCGCTCAACACCGATTTACCCTCCGGCAACGTGGTGCGCTCAGGCATCGAGTTCGACGCGCTGGGGCAGCGCGCCGCCTACCACCTGCACCGCGCGCACCCCGAAGACGGCGCGCTAGCGCCCATGTCCCGCCACGGCGCCATGGACACCATACGCATCCCCGCCGCGGAAATCATCCACCTCTACCGCGTGCTACGCCCCGGCCAAATCCGGGGCGAGCCATGGCTGGCGCGCGCGCTGGTCAAGCTAAACGAGCTAGACCAGTACGACGACGCCGAGCTGGTGCGCAAAAAAACCGCCGCCATGTTCGCAGGCTTCGTCACCCGCGCCAACACGGAAGACAACCTCATGGGCGAAGGCCAAGCAAACGCCGAGGGTATTGCGCTCGCTGGCCTAGAACCCGGCACGCTGCAAATCCTCGAACCAGGCGAAGACATCAAATTCTCCGACCCCGCCGACGTAGGCGGCTCGTACTCCGAGTTCCTACGCACACAGTTTCGCGCCGTCGCCGCTGCCATTGGCATCACCTACGAACAACTCACCGGCGACCTAACCGGCGTGAACTACTCATCCATCCGCGCCGGCATGCTGGAATTTAGGCGGCGCTGCGAAATGGTGCAGCACAGCGTGCTGGTGCATCAAATGTGTCGCCCGGTCTGGGCCGCGTGGATGAAGCAGGCGGTACTAGCCGGGGCGCTAGACGCGCCAGGCTTCGCCCGTGGCGGCCCCGCGCGCCGCCGTCAGTACCTGGCAGTGAAATGGGTGCCCCAGGGCTGGCAGTGGGTTGACCCGGAAAAAGAATACAAAGCCATGCTACTGGCCATTCGCGCAGGCTTAATGTCGCGCTCGGAAGCCATCTCAGCCAACGGCTACGACGCCGAAGACATAGACCGCGAAATCGCCGCCGACAACCAGCGCGCCGACGAGCTCGGGCTAATCCTGGACTCCGACGCCCGCTACACCACGCGGGACGGCTCCATCGCCAAATCCAGCCGCGAAGCGCTGGCACCCGACGACATCAGCGTCGGCTCCCCGAGCTGACCAAGAAAACCCATGACCGTTCTACCCCATCTGGCGGCGCGCCTCTTTGGCGTGCCGCTGGCCATCCATCGCCCCAAACTTGACGTCATCCTATCCGTGCTCGGGCAGCGCGCGGGCCTGGCCAACCTAGCCCCCGCCCCCGGCCACACGCCGCAGGCACGCGCCGCGCCCGAGGCACCGCCCGCTATAGCCGTCATCCCCATCCACGGCACGCTGGTGCGCCGCACCGTGGGGCTGGAAGCCGAGTCGGGCCTAACCAGCTACACCAGCCTTGCCGCGCAGCTGGGCGATGCCGTAGGCAACCCCGCAGTATCCGCCATCCTGCTAGACATCGACTCACCTGGTGGCGAATCAGGCGGCGTGTTCGACCTGGCCGAGCGCATCCGCGCGGCCAGCCAGGTCAAGCCAGTCTGGGCCGTAGCCAACGACATGGCCTTCTCCGCAGCCTACGCGCTAGCGAGCGCCGCCAGCCGGGTATACGTCTCGCGCACCGGCGGCGTCGGCTCCATAGGCGTCATTGCGATGCACATCGACCAATCCGGCAAAGACGCCCAGGATGGCGTGCACTACACCGCCGTGTACGCCGGCGCGCGCAAAAACGACCTCAACCCGCACGCGCCAATTTCTAGCGAAGCCCACGCCTTTCTCACAGCCGAAGTCAATCGCATCTACGGCCTGTTCGTCGAGACCGTGGCCCGCCACCGGGGCATCGCGGCAACGGCTGTGCGCGCCACCGAAGCGGGCCTGTACTTCGGGCCAGAAGCCGTTACCAGGGGCCTGGCCGACGCCGTTGGCAGCTACGACGAAGCCTTGGCGCAACTACACGCAAGCCTTTCCATCCCCAACCCGACTGCGGCGGCCCTGGCCACGCGCTCGGGCCTTTCTTTCAACCATAAGGAGCCATTAATGAATGCGCAAACCGACCCCGCAGCCCTAGATCGGCCCACCGCTGATCCGGTTGACAGCCCTGCACAAGAGCGCGCCGCCACGCCAAGCGCCGCCGATGCGCTTGAGATCGCGCAAACCTGCACGCTCGCAGGCCGCGCCGACCTAATCGCGGGCTTTCTCGAAGCCCGCGCAGCCCCCGCTGCGGTGCGCAGCAGGCTGCTTACGGTGCAAGCCGAAGCCAGCGCGGAAATCACCAGCCGCATCGCGCCTGAGGCCGCACCACAAGCCAGCAACCCGCTGCTAGATGCGGCCAAACAACTTGCGGCGCAGTCCGCCAGAAAGGAAGTCTGACATGGCCCACATCGCCGAACCAATCAATCTAGGCGACCTGCTTAAATACGAAGCGCCCAACCACTACTCGCGCGAGCTTATTACCGTCGCTGCCGGGCAAAACCTGCCGCCGGGCACGGTGCTAGGCGTCATTACCGCCAGCGGCAAATACAAGCGGCTCGACCCAAGCGCCAAAGACGGCACGCAAGCCGCCTGCGCCGTGCTGCTGCAAGCGTGCGACGCCTCACAGGCTGAGCGCGCCAACATCCCCGCCGCCTGCCGCCACGCCATCGTCTCAAGCCACGCCCTGGCGTGGCCCGAGACCATCACAGCCGCCGAAAAACTCGCCGCCACCGCGCAACTCAAGGCGCTGGGCGTACTCGTGCGCCAAGGAGCCTAAACAATGAATAACCCGTTCAACAACCCCGCCTTCTCCATGGCCGCGCTAACCGCCGCCATCAACATCCTGCCCAACCGCTACGGGCGCTTGGAAGCACTCAACCTCATGCCCGCCAAGCCGGTGCGCCAACGCCAAATCGTCATCGAAGAGCTGAACGGCGTGCTCAACCTGCTGCCAACGCTGCCCCCTGGCTCGCCCGGCACCGTGGGCAAACGCGGCAAACGGCGCTTGCGCTCCTTCGTCGTGCCGCACATCCCGCACGACGACGTGGTACTACCCGAAGAAGTGCAAGGCATCCGCGCCTTTGGCCTGGAGACCGAAACCGAGACCATCGCCGGCGTCATCGCGCGCCACCTAGAGACGATGCGCAACAAGCACGCCATAACACTTGAACACCTGCGCATGGGCGCGCTCAAAGGCGTAATTCTGGATGCCGACGGCTCAGAGCTGGTCAACCTATTCGACGCCTTCGAGATCACGCCCAAATCGGTAGCCTTCGAGCTGGGCGCAGCCGCCACCAACGTCAAAGCCAAGTGCGCCGCGGTGCTCTCCGCCATTGAAGACAACCTCAAAGGCGAATTCATGCACGGCGTCCATTGCCTGTGCTCGCCCGAGTTCTTCGCCGCCCTCACCGGCCACGCAAAGGTTGAAAAAGCGTTTGAGAACTGGCAAAACGGCGCAATCCTCATCAACGACATCCGGCGCGGCTTCAGCTACGGCGGCATTACTTTTGAAGAATATAGGGGGCAGGCTACCGATGCCAACGGCACCGTGCGCCGCTTCATCGCCGCGGGCGACGCCCACGCCTTCCCGCTGGGCACCATAGACACCTTCGGCACCTATTTTGCCCCGGCAGACTTTAACGAAACCGTCAACACCGTAGGCCAGGTGCTCTACGCCAAGCAAGAGCCGCGCAAATTCGAGCGCGGCACCGACTTGCACACCCAGTCCAACCCGCTGCCAATGTGCCACCGCCCCGGCGTGCTGGTCAAACTCACAGCCGCGTAATGCGTCTGCTCGAACAAGTCTACCGCGCCGCCGCCAACGCGGGCCTGACGGTGCGCTGCCGCTGGTCTCCCCCCGGCGGCGCGCCCGCCCAAACCCAGCAAGTGGGCTTCTTCGCCCCGGACGACACATTGCTCGACGGCCTGGCCTTGAGCACCGACTACGCGATCACCTACCCAGCCTCCGCGTTTGTGGGCCTGGCCGTGCGCGATGCACTCGAAGTCGAAGGCGTGGCCTACCAGGTGCGCGACGTTCGGGCCGTAGGCAGCGGAGCCGAGATGCGCGCCAAGCTCACAAAGCTTTAACCCCACAAGGCTTTAAGCCATGAACTCAATTCGCGAACAAATACTGCTCGCGCTGCTCGACGTTGTGCGCGCGCCGGTGGCCGCGCGCGGGGCCACGCTGCACCGCTCGCCCACGGTAGCCATCAGCCGCGAGCAAAGCCCGGCGCTGGTGGTGTTCCCTGAGTCCGAGACCATTACCGAGCGCGCCAACGACCGCGTCACGCGCGCTTTAACCGTGCGCCTGGTAGCGCTCGCGCGCGCCGTGCCCCCTGCCATGCCCGAAACCGAGGCCGACCGGCTGCTTACCGCCGCCCACGCAGCGCTGCTGGCCAAGCGCAATCTAGGTGGCTTGGCGCTTGACATCCGCGAGCAGGAATGCGAGTGGGACATCGAAGACGCCGACGCCCTGGCCGCCGCCATCCCGGCGCGCTACGCAATCACCTACCGCACGCTCGAAACCGATCTTTCAAGCAAGGGATGACCCCCATGACCCCCATCGTTTTAACGCAAGCGCACACCCACGCAGGCCAAGCCCACAAGGCAGGCCAGCGGCTCGACGTGGACGCCAGCAGCGCCGCCTGGCTCATCCAAAACGGCATCGCCCGCCACGACCGAGCGCAGCCGCAAGGCGAAGGCAGCAGCCCCAAACCCATTACCACCACCCACCGGAAAGAATCCAAATGAGTACCTATGCCTCCTTCCAAGGCCGCGTCTTCCTGGGCAAACGCGACAGCAACGGCCAGCCCCTGCAAGTGCGCTCGCCCGGCAACGTCGCCGAGCTAAAACTCTCGCTCAAGACCGACGTGCTAGAGCACTACGAGAGCCAAACCGGCCAGCGCTCGCTAGACCACCGCATGGTCAAGCAAAAATCGGCCACCGTAAACCTCACCATCGAGGAATTCACCAAAGAAAACCTTGCGCTAGCGCTATACGGCAACCACATCACCGGCAGCAACGGCACCGTGACAGCAGAACCCCTTGGCGGCGCAACCCCCGTGGTCGGCGACCGCTACTTTCTCGCCCACCCCAAAGTCTCGGCGCTCGCACTCACCGACTCAGCGGGCACCGCGCTGGTCGCAGGCACGCACTACACGGCAGACACCGACTTCGGTGCCATCCAGTTTCTAGACACCACCGGCTTGACCGCGCCGATTCACGCGGCCTACAGCTACGGCGCGGCCACCGAAATCGGCATCTTCACCCAGTCAGTGCCAGAGCGCTACCTGCGCCTAGAGGGCATCAACACCGCGCAGGACAACGCCAAAGTGCTGGTTGAGCTGTACCGCGTAACCTTCGACCCGCTCAAAGAAATCTCCTTTATTTCAGACGAATACAACAAGTTCGAGCTAGAAGGCTCGCTCCTGGCCGACAACACCAAACCTTTTGATGCGCTGCTGGGCCAGTTTGGCCGCATCGTGCAACTGTGATGGGGGGCGAGCACATGGGCGACCTAGACCAACTCATCCCTCAAGCCGTCGAGATCACGCTAGCTGGTGAAGCCATCGAAATAAAGCCGCTCAAAGTCGGGCAAATGCCCGCCTTCATGCGCGCCATCGCGCCGGTGGCGCAGCAAATCGGGGGCGAAGCCATCGACTGGCTGGCCCTGCTCGGCGAGCATGGCGACAAGCTGCTGACGGCGGTGGCCATTGCCGTAGGCAAACCGCGCGCGTGGGTCGAAGACCTGGGCGCTGACGAGGCGATCTTGCTAACGGCCAAAGTCATCGAAGTCAACGCGGATTTTTTTACGCGCCAGGTGCTGCCCAAGCTAGACGGCCTGTTCGCGCAAGCGAGCGCGGCGGCAGCTGGTTCGACACCGTCCAACACCTAATCGCCCACGGCCACAGGCTGCCCGACATCCTCGACTACACCTTGGCGCAATTGCGCGGCTTCGCGGCTGCCGCCGTGCGCGAAGACGCCGCGCGCGATGCGCGGCTGCTCTCGCTCATTGCCATCGGCGCGCGCGGCGACGCCCGCTGCCTTGACCAAACCCTGGGCAAACTTCAAGATGCGCATCTCTGTTAAAATCGATAGCAAGGACGCGAAAGCGCAGTTGCGCCGCTGGGGCGGCGAGCTTCGCGAAAAGGCAAGAAAGGCAGCCGCGCGCGGCCTCGCCCAGGGGGCCGATGGCCTCAAGCAAGAAGTGCGCAGCCACGTCGCGAGCCGGATGGCGGTGCAAAAAAAGTCCTTCCCCAATAGCTTTCGGGTCAAGGTGATGAACAAGAAGAAAGACCGCCCCCCCGTGCTCTACGTCGGCTCGCGCGTTCCATGGGGGGGCATCCACGAGCAGGGCGGCGTAATCAGTGGCCGGATGCTAATCCCGCTGTACGGGCGCACGGCGGGCCGCGAAAAATTCAAAAAGCAAATAAACGCCCTGCGGCGTGGGGGCAATGCCTACTTCATCAAAACCGCCAAAGGAAACATTGTGCTGATGTCCAAAAACCGTAAAGCTTACGACCTGGTACTGGCGGGCTTTAAGCGGCGTTATCGCCACGCCGAGGGCATCAAGCGCCTAAAGCGCGATGTGGATACTGCAGGGCCGAGCAGGCCGAGCATCCCGATTGCCGTGCTGGTGCCGCGTGTGAAGATCAAAAAGCGCCTTGAGGTGGGGCGCATCGTCGCTGGCCGCGTTCCGCGCCTGGCCGCCGCCGTCGAGAAGCAGTTGCGGGCGATAGACTGATATGGCAGACAACCGCATTGGCATCCACGTCAAGATCGAAGGGGACGACAAGGGCCTCAAGAGCGCCGTCACCTCCGCCGAGCGCAGCCTTGGCGAATTTGGCACCAGCGCCAAAAGCGCAAGCGACAAAGTCGCCGCCGGGGTGGTCGAGGTCAAGGCCGGAATGAACGCCTTTGGCGAGCAAGTGGCCAAGGCCAAGACGCAGTTGCTAGCCTTTCTGGGCATCCGCTGGGTCAGCGGCAAGGCGCAAGAGATCACCCAGATCGCCGACGCCTGGAACGCGATGTCCGCGCGCTTGAGGCTCGTCACCGCAGGCCAGCACGAATACACGGCAGCGCAAAAGGAGTTGTTCGCTATCGCGCAGCGCATCGGCGTGCCCATCCAAGAGACGGCCACGCTCTACGGCAGGCTCCAGCAAAGCGTGCGCATGCTCGGCGGCGAGCAAAAAGACGCGCTCGCGCTAACCGAGGGCATCTCGCAGGCGTTGCGCATCTCTGGCGCATCGGCCACCGAGGCGAAGTCAGCCCTGCTGCAATTTGGCCAGGCCCTGGCCTCGGGCTTGCTGCGCGGCGATGAATTTAACTCCGTCATGGAAAACAGCCCGCGCCTGGCCAAAGCGCTGGCCGATGGCCTGAACGTGCCCATTGGGCGGCTGCGCGCGCTCGCCACGCAAGGGCGGCTCACCGCCGACGTGGTGGTCAACGCGCTCATGAGCCAGAAAGACCAGCTGGCCGCCGAGTACGCACAATTGACGATGACCGTCTCCCAGGCCTTCGTGCGCCTGTCCAACGCCTTCGGCCAGTGGGTCAGCCAACTCGACGCATCAACAGGTTTCACCGAAAAACTTGCCCAGGCGCTAACGTGGCTGTCGCAGAACCTGGACGTGGTGATGGCGCGCTTGGAGCGCATTGCCAAGGCCGGCCTTGCGGTGTTGGCCTATCGCCTGATCCCGGCGCTGATCACCGCGTGGCAAGTGGTGGGCGTAGCAGGGGCGACGGCGGCCCGCGCCACAGCGGCGGCGTGGGCCACGGCCAACATGTCCATGTCGCAGGCTGTCGCCACCGCCGGCAAGCTGCGCGTAGCCTTCAGTTTGCTCAGCGCGGCCACCATCGGCTGGCAGATCGGCACGTGGCTGCATGAGAAGTTCGAGTTCATCCGCAAGTCAAGCATCATCATGGCGCGGGAGGTGATAATAGGCTTTGAGTTCATGCGTTTTTGGTGGGAAGCGTTCGCTGCCGCCTTCACGTCCGACACCCTTGCCGAGGCCACCCAGCGGCACAAGGAGCGCCTTGCAGAGATAAACCGCGTCTTCTCTGATATGTACGCCGATGCCGCGGACGGGGCGAACGCGGCCAAGGGCGCGATGGACGCCACTGCAAGCGCCGCCGATGGCATAGCCAAGCGGCTCGAAGCCGCGCGCCAAGGCACGCAAGAAGCCGTGGGGCGCGGCGTCGAAGCCATCCACGCCGCGCTGGGAAAACTCAAATCCCAGCTGGGCACGGTCGAGCAAGCCATAGGTAAAGCCCAAGGCGTGGTCAATGACGCCACCGCCAAAATGGCCGAAGCCTACAAAGGCTTGACCGCCAACATAGAGGCCAACCTGAAAGCGCAGAGCGCGGCGGTGCAGGAGCGCTACAACCAAGAGAAAGAGGAACTAGAGCGCACCCAAAAGTCCGAAACCCGCAAAATCACCCAAGCCACCCAGCTCCTCACCGAGGCGCTAACCCAGCAAGCGGCGCTGCGCAGCCAAGCCACAAGCGAGACGCTGGGCCTAATCGAGCAAGAAGCGCAAGCGCGCAGGGACGCCACCGCGCGCCAGGGCCAAAGCGAAGAAGAGCGCCAAGCCAACGTGCAGCGGCTCGAAAACAGCATACTCGCCACCAAGCGCCAAACCCTAGAACAAGCGCTGGCCGAGTACCGCCAGCACATTAGCGCGCTCAACGCCGAAGCCAACCGGCACCTGGGCGAAGTGCAGCGCATCGAGCAAGCCAAGCGGCAGCTATCGATGTCCACGCAAGAGCGCATCCGCGACATCCGCCGCCAAGGCATGACGGAGTACGAGGCCACCGAAGACCGCAAACGCCAAATCGCCGAACTGCAAGACCAGGCGCGGCGCGCGCTGGCCAATGGCCAGTTAGAGCTAGCGCGCCAGACAGCGCAAAAAGCCATGGACCTGGCCGCGCAAGTGGCAAGCAGCCAGACCAACGAAGCCAAGCGCGCAGCGCAGGCGCGCGAGCAGTCCGAGCAAGCCATGACGCAAGTCACGCAGCTGCAAGCCCAAGCGCGCGCGGCCTGGGTCAGGCAAGAATACCAGCAGGCCAGCGATTTAATGCGCCAGGCCGACCATTTGCGCGCCAATCTGGCGCAAAAAGCCCAAGACGCCGATGCCCAGGCCGCCCACGGCAAACAAGGCGTGCGCGAAGCCATCGAGCGCATCCGCGAGTCTGAGGACATCCTCAACCGGGCACTCAGCGCCGAGGCAAAAGCGCACCAAGAGGCGGCGCGCACGGCGCTCACCGCACGCAAAGAAATTGAAGGCACCCTGGCCGAGACAACGCGCCAAATCGACGGCATTACCACCAAAATCCAGGACGGCCTGCAGCTCACGCTCGAAGCCGACACCACGCGCTTTGCGCAAGCCCTGGCCGACCTGGACAAAGCGCTGGCCGAAAAAGCGTACCTGCTCCAAATCCAGGCCGACTTGCAGGACGCAGAAAAGAAACTCAAGGAATACGAGGCGCTACTTAAAGAAGGCAAAACGCTGCCGCTAGACGCCGACGTATCCGGGGCGCAGCAAGCGCTGGGCAAGCTAAAAGACTACGCCGAGCAAAACGCGCAGTTTGAGCTGCAAGTGGCCACAGAAAAAGCGCAAGCGGCAATCACCAACGTAGACGGCATGCTCAAGGCGCTGGATCGCGTCCAAACCCAATCGCGCCACACAATCGAGCACAACACGGACGCCGCGCGCGCCGAGGTCATGAGCCTCAATGGCGTGCACACCACAAGCACGCACACCATCCACGTCAAAAGGGTGGAGCAAAACGCCAGCGGCGGGCTGGTTGGCGGTGCGAGCGTGCGCCACTTTGCCGACGGCGGCGCGGTAGATGCAGCCTTCCCCCGCATGGGCGGCGGCACCGTGCCAGGCTCCGGCCACCACGACACCGTGGCGCGCACGCTAGACGCTGGCTCCTTTGTTCTACGCAAGGCCGCGGTGCGCAAATACGGCGCTTCGCGCCTGGCCAGCCTCGTGCAAGGCGTTGCCCGTTTTGCCCGCGGTGGGCAAGTCGGTGCTCAGGTCGGCACCCCTGCGCTGCAGCAGCGGGGGGACGTCGAGCCGCCCAAACGCAACCGGGAGGTTGTCGAAGCGCTAAAGATGATCGACCTGGGCCTAGAGGGAATACGCGAGACCGTCAGCCGCGCGCGGCTCAGCCCGACAGCCACTTGGCGCACTTGGCAAAACTACAACCCGCGGGCGCAGAAGCATCGGTACACGCTGAACCAGTTAATCAACCGCAAGACGCTCACCGACTACGAGAACCAAAAACTCCAAGGCATTAAACAGGTATGGCGGGGGGCGATGGCCAAGCCGCTGCTCTACGGCATAGACCTGCAGCGCGAGCTGATCGCCTACATGGAAAAACTGGACGGCCAGTTCTTCGCGCGCGGGGGCCTGGCCAAGTCCGACAGCGTGCCCGCGATGCTCACGCCCGGCGAATTCGTGGTCCAGCGCAGCGCCGTCGCGCGCCTGGGCGCAGGATTTTTTGAAGCCCTCAACAACCTGTCTGCGCCCGCGCAAGCACTGGCAGGGCGCACGCTCGCCAGCGTGCAAGGCTTTGCCAGCGGCGGCCTGGTGCAACCCATAGGCGCAAGCGTGCCGCGCCCGGCCTTGGGCGAGGCCAGCGCCCCCACGCGCACCGTACGCGTCGAGCTGGCCGCAGGCGGCCACCAGGTCAACGCCACCATTGACAGCCGCGACGAAGCGCGCCTGCTGCAACTATTGGGCGCAGCGCGCGCCCGCACCACCTGACGATGCAACTAAAAAACCTCGCCACCGGGGCGGCCCTGCCACTACCCGACGACTTGCTGTGGGCGGACGAGCACGCGTGGTCGAGCGCCGTCGCCAGCGCGACCTACCTGCTCACCGGCGCGCTGCTGGTGCAATCGGCCACGCGGCAAGCGGGCCGCCCAATCACGCTGGTTGGCCCCCCCGACATGGCGTGGGTAACGCGCGCTACTGTAAACCAACTACACAGCTGGGCGGCAGCGCCGCTTGCAGCCAGCAGCGGGCGCTTTGCGCTGACCCTGCGCGACGCGCGCGTGTTCACCGTGGGCTTTCGCCATGCAGAAACCGCCATCGAGGCCGAGCCTGTGCTGGGCTTTGCGGCGCAGGCCGACACTGATTACTACCGCATCACCTTGCGGCTGATGCAGCTTTAACGGAGCATCCTATGCCAATTCTCGCAGGCGACGTGAAACTACTCGCCAGCCAGGTGATGGACGACGTTGCCGAAGGCGGCGGCGCGCCCACCGCCCACGCCATCGTCGATGGTGCGAGCAACTCGCTATTCAACGACATCTCGGAGCTAGACCGCGCAGGCGGGCGCGTAAACCTGCGCAAAGTGTTCGCCAGCATCCAGACCGACGACACCGACACATATCTTGGCGGCAACGTCATCATCTCCGAGCCGCCCAAGGACCCGCGCGTGGCCGTCACCATCTTCTCCACGAATCAGGTGTTCGACCGCCGCACGCAGGCAAGCAGCCGCATCGAAGCCTATCTCAACAAAGGCTCCTTGTGGGACGGCTACCTGCTAGAAAACCACATCGCAGGCCAGCGCAGCATCCAGTTATTCCAGCGCGCGGGCGCGGAACTACCCACCATCGGCAAAACCCTGCACCTCGTCGTGGACGAAGGGCTGGCCAGCGAATACTCGCAGTACGTGCGCGTCACCCGCGTTGAGCTACAACAGCGCACCTATAGCCACGAAACCACCGGCGGCATTCAAGACTATCAGGCGGTGGTCGTCACTTGCAGCCTCTCGGACGCGCTACGCTACGACTTCCCAGGCTCGCCACCGAATCGCTTGTTCACGGTGGCCCCGGGCAAAACCAGGTGCCGCGACACCGTGGTGGCCGACGCCGCCAAGTATTGCGGCGTGGTCAAGACCACCCAGCCACTGGCCATTGGCGACGTGGCCGCCAGCGTCACCAGCGTATTCACGCAACTGGTACCCTCGGCGCAGACCGAGACGCCGCTGCTCGACCTAACGGCAGGCGGCACCTTGCAGACCTTGGTTGAATCCGCCAACGGCGCAGTCTCCTACACCTCGGCGGCGGTCTTTAACGCTGCAACCGTGCTCTCGCTCGGCAACGCGGTTCAGCCGGGCACGCTATCGATTACCGTCAGCGGCGCAACGCTCACCGACAACGGCGGCAATCTCATGTCAGGCGCAACCGTGGTCGGCACCGTCAACTACGGGCGCGGCGAAATCACGCTAGCCTCTAGCGCGCCAAGCTACACGGGCAGCAAAACCATCAGCTTCAGGCCAGCGGCTGCGCCCATCCGCGTGGCCGACACGGCGGGCGTGCGGGTGGACATTGAAAACCGCGCATACAACTACGTCCTAAGCATCGTGCCCAGCCCAGCACCAGGCACCTTGCAAGTGAGCTACCGGGCGCAGGGCAAGTGGTACGACCTGCGCGACAACGGCGCAGGCGCGCTTAAGGGCACCCACCCGGAGCACGGCGTTGGCACCGTAAGCTACGCCACCGGCACCGTCGCCGTCACCCTGGGCGCGCTGCCCGATGTAGGCAGCGAGATCATCTACGCGTGGGGCAGCAAGGCCAACTACTTCAACCGCGCGTCCAGCACCGTGGCACCCCCGTCCGTGACGCTGCAGCTAACCAACCCAGGCGTCACGCCCGCTTCGGTCTCCATCAATTGGCACGACGGCACGGCGCGCGCTGCCTCCGACGACGGCAAGGGCGCAATCGAAGGTGATGCCACCGGCACCATCAACTACCAAACGGGCCTAATCCAAATCACGCCAAGCGCGCTGCCCGCAGGCGGCCAAACCTACAGCGTTGCCTACACATGGGGGCCGCCCAACGAAGAGGAATTTCACGCACCGCTGCGCGACAACATTGGCAACGTCGCCGTAGAGGTGGATTTCGACGGCCTAATTCCTGGCACGGTCGAGCTGGAGTGGAACCTGCTGGTTGATATGTACGAGTACATCTCGACCACGCCTGCCGAAATGCAAGTATTCCCCCGACTCGACCCCATTAAAATTGTCAAGGACGACGGAGCGGGCGGGTTGTATGACCCACAAGGGCAGGTGTTTGGTACCGTGAACTACAGCACCGGCGTCGTCTACTTTAAGCCCGACACCACGGTGCGCATCCCGGTGGGGCGCTATTCGGTCACGCAGATTGGCTGGACGCGCGGCGAGGGCTTAAACCCAAGCACGCAGGTGCCGGTCTACCGCAACATGTTCGCCACTTGGAACTACATCACGGCGGGCGCGTCAATGCCGCTGGATGAAACCGCTTTAGTGAAAGTGCGCTACCGCGCCGCAGGCACGTCCAACGCCACAAACGACAGCTTCACCGCGGGCGCGCTGGCCATAGACCTCACACCAAGCTTTGCCGAGGCCATTGTGCCCGGCAGCATTAACTTTACGCTGGGCGGCAAAACCTATTTTGACCGCCTGGGCAGCCTCTACTACGACCTAGACCTGGTAACGGGCGCGGCAACGCTGGCGGGCAGCGTCAACTACGCCACGGGAGAGGCCAACATCACGGCATGGGTGCCAGGGGCCGCAAACACGATTGCGCTGCGCTCGCTGCTGACCACGTTAGACGGCTCGCCGGTCGATGAGGTAACGTTCCGCGTCCCGGCCTCGCCCTTGCGCCCATCCAGCCTGCAAATTCTTGCCACGCGCTTAAATGGCGGCACCATCAACGTCAGCGCCAACAACCATGGCGAGATCACCGGCAGCGACGTGCTCGGCACCGTGGATTATGAAACCGGCGTAGTGCGCGTGCGCTTTGGCGCGTGGGTGCTGGCAGCGGGCAACGAGGGGGAAAGCTGGTACGACCCGCAGGCGGTCATGACCATAGGCGGCGAGGCGAAAATCTTCAAGCCCGTGCCGGTGTTTGCCGACACCCTTAAATACAACGCGGTCGCCTACTCCTACCTGCCGCTGGACGCCAGCATCATCGGGCTAGATCCGGTGCGGCTGCCGCAAGATGGCCGGGTGCCGATCTTTCGCGCGGGCGACTTCGCCGTCATCGGCCACAGCGCCAGCGTGGGGCCGCTGACCGTCACCAGCGGGCAGGTGGTGGATTGTGGCCGCCAGCGCCTCTCACGCGTGCGCGTGCTAGACGGCAACGGCGCAGTCGTCACCACCGACTACAGCGCCGACCTGGAAGCGGGCATCATCACCTTCGGCACAGTCACTGGCCTCGTGCAGCCGCTGACCATAGAGCACCGCATCGAGGACATGGCCCAAGTCTCAGACGTGCAAATCTCCGGGCGCTTGACCTTCACACGCCAAATCACCCACGACTACCCCGCCGGCGCGCACATCTCCTCAGCGCTGCTCTCGGGCGACCTGCGCGCCTACGTCTCCAACCTGTTCGACCAAGCCACGTGGAACGGCACGTTTTTGGACGCCATCACAGGCAGCGCGGCCACCGCCACCTACAACGACGTGCTCGCCCCCATTGAAGTCACCAACGCGGGCGCGATCACCGAGCGTTGGGCGGTTCAGTTCACCAACACCACCGCGTTCAACGTCATCGGCGAGCACGTCGGCATGATCGCCACCGGCACCACGGGCAGCGACATCGCGCCGATCAACCCAGCCACCGGCAAGCCGTACTTCACGCTAGCGGCCATCGGCTGGGGCGCGGGCTGGGCCGCGGGCAACGTGCTGCGCTTTAACACCACCGGCAGCCTGTTTCCGATATGGGTCGTGCGCACCATCCAGCAGGGCCAAGAAACCGCCACCGACGACGCCTTCACCCTGCTGGTGCGCGGCGACGTAGATAGGCCATAAGGAAATACCGTGAGCAACAAAGTCAAATGGATGCACAACGCCTTCGCGGGCGCGCCGGTGCTGACCAACAACTGGGGCAGCATGACGGCGCTGCTGGACGCCTGTCTCGTCACCGGCTTTAACCTGCAAACCGTGACAAAGCTCACGCGCGCGGGCGACGTGGCCACGGCAAGCATCGGCACCAGCCACGGCTTTATGGTTGACCAGGTGGTGCTAGTTGCGGGCTGCGAGCAAGCCGCCTACAACGGCGAGTTCACCATCACCGCCGTCACAGCCACCACGGTAAGCTTTCGTGTGGATGCCGCTGCGAGCGAGAGCGCCACTACGCAAACCAGCATCACGATCAAAACAGCGCCGCTAGGCTTTGAGATCGCGCACACAGGCACCAACAAGCGCGCCTACCGCAGCCCAAACCCGCTATCAAACCGGCACTATCTGCGCGTAGACGACAGCCTGCCCCCAGGCTACACGACAACGTGGGCCAAGTTCGCGCGCGTGAGCATCGCCGAAGATATGGCCGACATCGACACCTTTGTCGGTGCGCGCGCGCCGTACACACCAGAAGCGCCCACGCGCAACGAGGTGCCCAGTGGTGCCGGGACAACGATGTACAGCGGCTGGTTCAAGTGGTACTACGCACGCCATACACACGCCGAGACGGGCGGCGACAACGGCAACTGGGGCCGCAGTTGGGTACTGATTGGCGACGACCGGGGGTTTTTCCTCGCCAACGCGTCAGGCTACGGGGGTGACTTGCGCATACTGCACGCCTTCACCGACTTTGCCAGCTACAAAAGCGGCGACAACTTCGCGAGCTACCTCATCGCCTCGGAGCGCTACCAGCGCGTCAACGCCTCAAGCGGCCACAGCGCGTATGACGCATACTCGGCCCTGGCGCAAAACACCACCGGCAAGATTTGTCTGCGCAATTACACCCAGGTTGGCGAAAACTGCCGCTTGGGAATGCTTTCCTTAAACGACGGCAACAACCAAAACGCTTCCGGGCGCACGGAAGCCATCCCGTTTCCCAACGGCCCGGACTACGGCCTAATCCTGCACCCGATCTACCTGCGCGAGGCCCCTGGCGGCCATCTGCGCGGCACGCTGCCCGGAATGCTCTGGGTGCACCAAAACCAGCCCTACGGCCATTTGACGATGATCGACAACGTCATCGGCTACGAAGATAGAAAGTTTCTCTATGTGACCCTGCACTCGCAGCAAAACGAAAGCAACACCTGCGGCTTTTGTTTCGACATCACAGGGCCATGGAGGCCGTGAGCGATGGCCTACCCATTTGAGGAGGATTTTGCCAGCGGCATTCCACCCGGCTTTGCCAGCAAGGGCGGCAGCGGCGGCATCACAGCAACGTGGGAAGCAGCCCAGCAGGCGGCCCGCTTGGTGTTCGACAAAAACCAGAGCTTCTGGGTTTTGACAGATGCACCCCTATCCAGCGACTTCTGGTTTGAGATGGACGTGGAGCTGGTGGCAGCGGCTGCGCCGCCGCAGTTTGGCTTTTGGTTGCGCACGGACGCAGCGACCTTTGAGGGGCAGCGCCTGTGCGTCTACAACAACCACTGGACGCACTCGCGCTGGACGCGTGACGGCAGCGAGCGCGAGCGAAGAGATTGCGCTGAAGCGGGGTGGGCAGCGCTCGGCGCGCGGCGCACGCTGCGCCTGCAGGCCAAGCGCCAGGCCCATCTTGGCACCAATCTCGACGTATGGCTGCTGCAACTATCGGTCGATGGCCAAGTGCTCTGGCGCGACTACAAGCGCGGGTACTCGTCGCTACGCCCCTGCATCTACGGCTACGGCGCAACGCTGCGCCTGCACCGCGCGTCTGGCGGCGCGCCAAGCGCGCTGGGGCAAGCAAGCGCAAGCGCGCATCGGCTGCTGCCCGCCGCTCTAGTGCGCCGCGTGCTCGCTGCCGACAACGCGGCGCGGCTTGCCCCCCAGCACCGCGCCTTGCGCCCGTTGCTGGGCCAACGCAACCACTACTACCACGGCGACCACCGCATTGCAGGCACGGTAAAGCGCCGCGTCTTGGGCGTAGTTGCCGACGAGCCGCTGGCGCGGCGCGTGCTGCTAATCGATCATGCCACCTACGCCGTGGTGCGCGAGACATGGAGCGATGCGACAAGCGGCGCGTACGCGTTCGAACACCTCAGCGCCGCGCCGCACTACCTCGTCATCGCTTTTGATCACGCGCACCAGCACCGCGCCGTCATCGCCGACAACTTGCGCGCGCAACCTATGAGTCCATAAAACAAGCCAACAACAAGCCAACGCTCAAGCCACCATTGCCTGCGAACCCTTGAATTCGGCCCGCAGCTTGATGGTTTGATAAGGAAACAGCAGTTTGCCATCATCGGTTTTGTCAATCACACCGGCATTAAGCAACAGGCGCGTATCGGTATGCACAGCTTTCACATCCCGCCCGAGACGGCGCGCCAGCTCGCGCAAGCCCAGCGCCCCAGCACCGCACATAGATTGCAACAACGCCCAACGGTTGCCGCCAAGCACCTTCCAGAGCAAATCAAAGGTTTCAAAGCTAATATGCGCTTCTTTTTCTGGCTGGCCGGTTTCCCATGCGCGGATAAAGCGTTCACGGCTGGCTTTCGCGCTTGTCACCTCAAGGATTACAGTATCCATTATTCCACCTCGCAACGTCATTCAAAAAATCATCAATCAACTGTTCGGCGCTAAGGAAGTTATAAGCGTATTCGCGCCCGCCAAAATGCAGATGATCGCCTTTGCCGCGCTCATTGTCATAGCCCACTACGCGCAAGCTATTAAGGATATAAACCAGCCGGTACTTGTACGGATGCTCGCACGGCGGCACGGGTTGCGGCACTTTCCAAATCACCTGCTCAATAAAACCACCATTTTGCAAGCTGCGGCGTTCGCGGTAAATCAACTGCGCTTTCATGTTGTTGATTATAACAACACACTAGACTGCTGTCAACCACCCCAACACTTCAACAGAACGGCAACGTGGTAGACGCAAGCTATATGGAGATACCACCGTGATCCAGATTTCCAGCGCGCTGGGCGAGTATCGCTTAAGCGCCGTCGTCAACTTTCTGGCCCTGGGCGCGCAAAACGCCAGCGTGCAAATCTACAGCGGCGCGCGCCCAGAGCTGGGCGCGGCCCCCAGCGGCGATCTGCTGGCGAGCATTGTGCTGGTCAATCCCATCGGGGAGGTTGAGGACGGCCTCTTGCGCATCACACCCACCAGCGAGGCGCTGATCGAGACCGGCGGCGTGGCAACGTGGGCGCGCATCGTCAACGGCGACGGCGCGCTGGCGTGGGACTGCGATGTGTCCGATCTGGACGGTGCGGGCGAGCTGCGCCTGCCATCGACCACGCTTTACGCTGGGGGGTATACCCGCATCGCGCACGGCCTGCTGGGGTAAGTGCAAAGGGGATTGGAAAAAATGAATCTGAATGCTATCCGCACAAGCTGGGCCGCCTTGCAAGGCACAACGGGGATTGGCCCCATTTACGACGATGAAGGGTATGCGCGCATGGTGGCGCTTGCTGACGCGCTGATTGACAGCGGTCTTGCGGGCGATGGCGGTGAACTTTCCGGGTTGTTTGCCTTGGTCAGCGGCCTCATTTCCGACTACGACGACACCCATCACGCAGTGCCATCGGCCTTGCCAAGTGACATGTTGCGATTTTTTTTTATGGAGCAACATGGCTTGAAGCAATCTGACCTACCAGAGATTGGCAGCCAAGGCGTGGTCTCGGAAATTCTGGCAGGGCGCAGAATGCTCAATACGCGCCAGATTGCCGCTTTGGTGACGCGGTTTAATGTGCGTGCAGACGTATTTATTGAGCGCTCATTGGCATCCTTGCTCGCTTAAATAGACTGCCCTCGTAGCGCGGGCACCTCGGCTTATGCAAAAATGCTGTGATATGGAAAAACTCTCTTCCTTGGAGCTATGTGCTGGAGCAGGCGGTCAGGCCTTAGGTCTGGAAAGGGCCGGTTTCGACCACGCTGCCTTGGTCGAGCTTGAGCCTGCGGCTTGCGCGACGCTGCGCGCCAACCGCCCCAAATGGAACATCATCGAAGGCGATTTGCGCCACTTTGATGCGCATGCGTGGAGAGGGCAAATTGATCTGGTCGCTGGCGGCGTGCCGTGTCCGCCGTTTTCCAAGGCAGGCAAGCAGCTGGGGAGCCGAGATGAGCGTGATCTATTCCCTGAAGCTATCCGCATTGTGGCTGCGTGTCGCCCGCAAGCCGTCATGCTTGAAAATGTGCGTGGCTTACTCGACAGCGTGTTTGACGACTACCGCAACAAAGTGGAACAGCAACTCAAGAAATTAGGCTACACACCAGGCTGGCGTTTGCTGAATGCGTCAGATTACGGGGTATCGCAACTGCGCCCGCGCGTGGTGTTTGTGGGTATCCGCAACGACCTAGCAGCGCGCTTTAGCTGGCCAGAACCGCACCCGAGACAGCCGCCGACGGTGGGCGAATTGCTGCACGATCTGATGGCGGCGCGTGGCTGGCGCGATGCCGCCCAATGGCATCAAGAGGCCAACACCATCGCGCCAACACTGGTCGGTGGTTCTAAAAAACACGGCGGCCCTGACCTTGGCCCGACACGTGCCAAGCGTGCTTGGGCGGCTTTAGGCGTCGATGGCGCGGGCTTGTGGGATGAAGCGCCACCTGAGGATTTTGTAGGCATGCCGCGCCTGACCCCACGCATGACGGCGCGGATTCAAGGCTTCCCGGATGACTGGATGTTCGTAGGACGCAAGACGGCAGTTTACCGCCAGATTGGCAATGCGTTTCCCCCGCCAGTGGCCGCTGCAGTTGCGCAGCAAATCAGGCGGGCCTTATCCACGGCGTCTATCCCCCATCTTCGATTGGTTGCCTGATGCCTTGCACGCCGGTATTTTCACAAACCCGCCAAGCCTTCCATGCCGCGCTGCTGCAATCCATTCTGACGCTCAACCATGTAGGCGTTGCAAGCAATGCGGACAGTAGCAACAAGGTCAGTATCGCCATCGCCAAAGGCATTGCGCACTTGCTACAGGCGCACACGACGCCAGCACGCAACGCCGGGCAGACGTCTGGCAGCAAGTTTGAGGGCATCACCGCCGATTTTGTACGGCAAACCTTTGGCAAGCTTGGTCATCTGCGCCCCGGCGCTTGGGATATACATCAGGTTTCTGGCCGCAATCGGCTGGAAATTGCACGGTATGCGCAATATGCGCACTTGCTTGCTCTTGACCGGGCGGCCAGGGCCGACACGGAATTGGCGGCTGCCTTGGGGAGCGATTACACCATTACGCCGGACATTGTGGTGGTGCGTGAACTGGAAACAGATGACGACATTAATGCCAAGGGGCGCTTGGTGGACGAGCGCGTGACCACCCTTGCCAGTTTACGCAGGCGAAATGGCGGCAAAGCGCTGCTGCATGCCAGTATTTCCTGCAAATGGACAATACGCAGCGATCGCGCCCAAAATGCGCGCTCCGAAGCGCTGAACCTGATGCGCAACCGCAAAGGGCATTTGCCGCACATTATGGTGGTGACTGCTGAACCCACACCCAGCCGCTTGGCTTCCATCGCCTTGGGTACGGGCGATATCGATTGCGTCTACCACTTTGCCCTGCACGAACTACAGGCCACCTTGCAAAACTTGGAGTTAAGCGATGCTGCCGATATGCTGGCGGTAATGGTAGAGGGTAAACGCTTGAAAGATATTTCCGATTTGCCATTGGATTTGGCGGTGTAAAAACGACGACTTAGTGTTTCTAGTGAACCAAAATGACAAAACGTAAAAGCGTTGCAGCCGCTCGGGTGGCGGTCGTTTTCGCCGCCTAAGCCGCATCCAGCCTATTAAGGAACCTCTGAATAATTCCTGGCGGCGCAGGCATCGCCGGATTTGGGCACTGTGCGGCGTTGCAAATCCTCGCCGTAGCACCGCTACGGCTGCGGTTTGCGCCTTGCACAGCGCCCAAATCCGCCGCGCCTGCTCTAATCAAATGTCGCCAGCGGCACAATCACGGGCAGCAGCGCGCACCGAAGCCATGTTGGTAGAAATGCAACTGCAGGAGCTACGGCGCGCGCGCAACGTAACGCAAACTCGCCTCGCCCAGGCGATGCGCGTAGAGCAAGCTGCCGTCTCGAAGTTGGAACACCGCGATGATATGTACGTGAGTACGCTGCGCGAATACATCAAGGCGCTGGGCGGGGAATTAAAGCTGGTGGCATCGTTTCCTGACGCCGACATTCGCGTGCATCCGTTTGAGATTGCGCACTGAATGGATGTCAACAAAAGGGCCTGATGCAGCAATTGTTCCCGGCGCTGGATGAGGTGCCCACATGAACCCTGGCCAGCTCTTGGCCACGCTCCCCGCGCTGGTGATGCAGGCCCAGGCGCATTACCAGTCCTACGCGCTGCGCCCCATCACGGGCCAGAGCGTCACCGGCTGGCAGCGCGCAAGCGAGCACAGCGCCGGGGCCGAGGACAGGCGCTGGGCATCCGCGCGCGAACACACGAGCGGGCGCGCGCCGTGGCAGGCATCTGGGCTGCGGGTGGTGGCGGGCGTGGAGGCACGAAGCCACAGCACACGCATGCGCGCACCCGTGGCCAGGCGGGCGCGGCATCAAGAGGCCACGCCAGTGCAAACGGGTGGGCGCGCAGGGCACACCGATGCTGCTCGGCTGCGCGCGCTGCGCAGCTCAGCCTTTGAGGAGGCCCTGCGCGCCGGGTGGCTGCGCTGGGCCATTGGCCACCAGGACACCTGGCGCGACCGCCGCTACGCTGGCACCTCGCGCTATCAAGAGGCCAAGCGCTGCGCCGGGCACGGCTACGGCGAGGGCATCCGCCGCGCGCGCTACCTGCGCCGCTGGTGGGTATCACTTTGGCAGGAGGCGATGCGCGCGCCGCCGGGCCGCCATCCGCCTCTGCCGTTCGTGCCACCCTCAGGGCCAGCTTGCTACCTGCCGCACGCGCATCTGCTGTTTACCGAGGACGCCGCTTTCAGCGGCGATTTGTTGTTTGTTTGCGAGCACCACGACCTGCCAGAGGCCGGGTCGGTACGCATCCCCACACGGAGGGCATATTACGTGATCAACGAGGTGACGCTAACGCGCTGGCCAGACGGCACGCCGGTGCCGACTCTGGCCCTGTCGCTGTCGCTGGATGCCGATTCGTGGGCGTGGGGTTTTGAGGCCACGCTGCCGCTAACTGCCGAGGCGCTGGTCGTGCCCGAGGCGGGAGCCGCTGCGGTCGAGCTGATCGCCACGGTCAACGGAGCCGCCTTCCACGTGCTTGCCGAAAACCTAAGCCGAGAGCGCGTGTTTGGCGAGGCCAGCATCCGCGTCGTAGGGCGCGGGCGCAGCGCGGCGCTGGCCGCTCCCTACGCGCCGGTGCTCACGTTCGCCAACGCCGAGGCGCGCAGCGCCCGGCAGTTGATGGACGACGTGCTCACCATCAACGGCGTCCCACTGGGCTGGACGCTCGATTGGGCGCTAACCGACTGGCTGGTGCCCGCGCGCGTGTTTGCCCAGCAAGGCACATGGATCGAGGCGCTAAGCACCATCGCCAGCGCGGCAGGCGGCTGTTTGCTGCCGCACCCATCCGAGAAGATTTTGCGCGTGCGCCACCGCTACCCGGTAGTGCCGTGGCGCTGGTGGACGGATGTGACGCCAGACTTCGTGCTGCCGCAGGATGTCGTGGCGCGCGAGTCGTTGCGCTGGACAGACAAACCCGCCTACAACCGCGTGTACGTGGCAGGCCAAGAAACCGGCGTACTCGGCCAAATCACGCGCACAGGCACGGCGGGCGACGTACTCGCGCCAATGGTGGTAGACGCGCTCATCACCCAGGCGGCAGCGGCGCGCCAGCGCGGCATCGCCGTGCTGTCAGACACGGGCCTCCAGATCGAAGTGACGCTGCGCCTGCCCGTGCTGCCCGAGACCGGGATCATCGAGCCGGGCGCATTCGTCGCCTACCAGGACGGCAGCGTGGCGCGGCTAGGCATCGTGCGCTCGACGCAGATTGACGCGGGCTTGCCAGAAGTGTGGCAGACCCTGGGAGTACAAAGCCATGCATAACCTCTACCAGCAGTTTAAGCAGCTGCTGCCCGCTGCGCCACTGCAAGCGGGCACCGTGCTCGAAATGCATGCGGGCGCAGCCCTGGTGGTTTTGCCCGGCGGCGCGCTGATTCGCGCGCGCGGCAGCGCCAGCGTAGGCCAAAGCGTATTCGTGCGCGACGGCGTGATCGAGGGCGTCGCACCTGCGCTGCCGCTGGAAATTATCGATATTTAAGGAACCTCTGAACAATTCCTGGCGGCGCAGGCATCGTCGGATTTTGGCACTGTGCGGCGTTGCAAATCCTCGCCGCTCCACCAGAGCGGCTGCGGTTTGCGCCTTGCACAGCGCCCAAATCCGCCGCGCCTGCTTTCCGCCAGGAATTGTTCAGAGGTTCCTTAAAAACCTGGCGGGGTTGACGATAAACAAGATTGTTGGCATAATTGCCATCATGAACACCAAGTCCATCAATCGCCACAAAGCCAGACTGGTTCTAAGCCGCAAAGAGTATTACCCTGACGGTGGGCTGATCGAATTGGTGGTCTGGCATGTCCCGCAACCTGTGCCACCCACGGCACACGGTTTCAAATACCGCTTGGTATATATCCGCGATGGCGTGCGGGTGCTTGGTTTTGACAACGAGCGCGGCAAGGGCGACCACATGCATGTGGACGGGCAGGAACAACCCTACACGTTTATCAGCGTCACCCAACTGATTGAAGACTTTATTGAGCAAGTAGACAAACGGAGCGCATCATGAGCAGAACCCTGACAATTACCATGGAGCCGGACTGGAAAGAAGACTTGCGCCGTTTTGGCGCGCTGGCGCAAAAAGGCGTGGACACAGGTCAGTACCAAGGCGAATACCTGAACTTTGCCACGCCAGACACTTTTTTCAGCCACCTGAGCGCCAATCGCTGGCGTATTCTGACCTGCCTGCTCGACGCTGGCACCTTGGGCGTGCGCGAACTGGCGCGGCGCATGAAGCGCGACGTCAAGCGCGTGCATGAAGATGCGCAGGCGCTGGTGCAGCTTGGCTTGCTGGAAAAAACCGCGCAAGGTGCCTTGCATTGCCCCTACAAGCGCATCAATATTGACATGGCTTTGAAGCCGCGCGCGCTTGATCGAAATAGCGACAGTCTGGGTGTTTGCGCAGTTCATCCAGACGTAGATCAGGCGCGCAGCAATGCCAGGCAGCCGGCCCGCCTCGCAGCCGCCTTAATGCGCTGAGCGGGTCTGCGCCGCACCAAAGACACTTTGCGTAAAGCCCAAAGCTGCATTATGACGACAGCCGTGCTCCTTGAGCCGCTGGGAGGTACGTAGCATCAGCTCGGCGCGTAGCTTCATCACCTCCGCTTCAGCGGGGTCAAAGCCAAGGTCAACGAAAACATTGCCGCTGCTTGGTGTAACACGGGTGTCGTTCCAACGCGGATCATCCGTCTTATCCATGATCAGGCTCCTATCATCTATCTCCGACGTGTTGCGCGAGGCGCTGCGGGAATACCGCAGCCGCCACATCGTACATAAGCCCGACCCGGCGCAGCTGTTGTCGAGTTTTGTAGGCTCCGGTGAAGGCCCCGAGGACTTGTCCCTGCGTTACAAACAGTATTTAAGCGAAGCTCTGGCACACAAATTACGCAAGGCTTAAACCGCTCCTTTCCCCCAACAACCATCACGCTCCCCCTAAAACCCGCCTCGGTGCCTTGGCATCGGGCGGGTTTTTGCATTTCAACCACCACTGGAAAAAACCAATGACCGAAGAAACCCAACCCGCCACGCTTGTGGACAACATGCTCCTGCTGCGCCCCGAGGACTTCGACGATCTGCTTGAACGTGCCTGCGAGCGTGGTGCCGAGCGCTCGCTCGCCCGCCTTGGCCTGGAAAACGGCCACGCTGCCAAGGACATCCGCGAGCTGCGCGACCTGCTGCAAGCGTGGCGGGACGCGCGCCGCGCCGCGTGGCAGACCACCGTGAAGCTCATCACCACCGGCATCTTGGCCGCGCTGCTGGTGGGCGCTGCCATCAAGCTCAAGCTGATGGGGAGCGCGCATTGAAGCCGCGCATCTGCCTGCTGGGCAACTGGCCGCGCGTGCTGCGCCGCGCCTGGAGCATCCGCTTCTCGCTACTGGCCGCGGCCTTCGCAGCGGCGGAAATGGTGGTGCCGCTGTTTAGCGACGTACTGCCGCGCAGCCTGTTCGTGCTGCTGGCCTTTGCCGCCAGCATCGGCGCGACCGTGGCGCGCATCGTGGCCCAGCCGGAAATGAGCCAATGACCCAGCCCCCCACCACGCGGCCACCCACGCGGCCCCCCACACGGCCCAGCACGCGGCGCAATGTAGCCGCACTGGCCCTGTCCGCCGCCGCGCTGGTCGCCATCGTGCTGCACGAGGGCTACACCGAGCGCGCGGTAATCCCGCTCAAGGGCGATGTGCCAACCCTCGGCTTTGGCACCACAGCTGGCGTAAAGCTGGGCGAGACCACCACACCCCCCAAAGCGCTGGCGCGTGCGCTGCGCGACGTGCAGCAGTTCGAGGGCGCATTAAAGACTTGCGTGACCGTGCCCCTGGCCCAACACGAGTACGACGCGCTGGTGAGCTTTGCCTACAACGTCGGCGCGCGCGCGTTTTGCCAGTCCACGCTGGTGCGCAAGCTCAACGCAGGGGACTACGCAGGCGCGTGCGCCCAGTTGCTGCGCTGGCGTTTCTTTAAGGGCAAAGACTGCGCGCTGCCTGCCAACGCCTGCGGCGGCTTGGTCAAACGGCGGCAGGCGGAATACCGCCAATGCATCGGGGAAGCACCATGAGCCTGATTGCGTGGCCGTACCGCTGGCTAAGCCTCGCCCTGCTCGCCGCGGCCCTGATTGGCTTTGGCTGGACCAAGGGCGCGCGCCACATTCAGGCGCAGTGGGACGCCGCCGTCCAGCAGCAGGCCCAGCAAGCCGCCGCAGCGCGCGAGCGGCAAGCGCAAGCCACAGTCAAGGTCGTTACCCAGTACGTCGATCGCGTGCGCGTCGTGCGTGAGCAGGGCGAGACCATTATCAAGGAGGTTCCCGTCTATGTACCCGTACAGGCCGATGCTGCTTGCACTATCAACCGTGGCTTTGTGCGCCTGCACGACGCCGCCGCCGCAGGTGAGCTGCCCAAACCCACCCGAGATGCTGATGCGCCCGCCCCAGGCATTGCGCTCTCTACCGTCGCAGGAACCATTGCCGCCAACTACCAGACCTGCCACGAAAACGCCGAGCAATTGAGGGCCTTGCAGGCGTGGGTTAGGGCAATGGGGGCGATGGAGCAAGGCGCTGAAGAAATCAAGCGTTGACGGGCGCTGTCTTCCTGCCTGACGCGGAAGTTATTACAATTGTTATAACTTCGCTAGTAGGCGAAAAAGGAAACAGAATGATTGAACTCAAGGTCCGCAAATTCGGCAACTCATTGGGAGTCATACTCCCAAAAAATGTGCTCGCCCGCCTGTCTGCGCAGGAAGGAGATGCGCTGTATCTAACCGAAAGCCCCCAAGGCAACTATCAAATGAGTTGCTTTGATTCTGCGTTCAGGGAGAAAGTAGCCAAAGCAGAAAACATCATGGCCCGCTACAGAAATACCCTAAGGGCGCTTGCGAAATGAAGCAACCCGTCTGGCTTGAAGTGGAGGAGATATTGCGCATACACGAGCAACTCCTTGCCGATCATGGCGGGGCCTCTGGCATACGCGACAGGGGGCTTCTGAACGCTGCGCTTGCCAGGCCAAAACAGCACTTTTACTATCAAGAGGACAAAGATATTTCAAGCCTGGGCGCAATCTACACCGCAAGCATCATAAAAAACCATCCCTTTGTGGATGGAAACAAGCGCACGGGTTTTGTGGCAGGTGTACTGTTTTTGGAATTAAATGGGGGCACATTCAACGCAAGTGAAGAAGACGCGACATGTGCGGTATTGGCACTGGCTTCAGGGGCGATAAAAGAGGGGCAATATGCCGAGTTCTTGAGGGGGTTATTCAACCCGCCCTGAACACGAAATTCCGGGCGGCCCCATGACGCGCCGACCCACGCACCTAAATCAGGGCGAACGCATTGGCGTTTTCGATGCGGAACAATTCATCGCCTTGAACCTTTACGAACTAGGCAAATTCAAGGCCACTGCTTGGCGCGTGGCCGTGGGCGATGTGGTCACGCGCTATATCCTTGAAGGCAATGCTACTGTCACGCCTTTTTAAACATACTTGCTGGCTGTTAATTTGATTCTGTCACTGAAGTTATAAATATCATCAAGGCGCTCAATATTAACCCTCTCATCAGCGCCTTCATCAAAAAGCCCAAGCTGTTTCTGGGTTCGATTGAAATGCATGCGCACAAGCGGACGCCTATTATTATCATCCACTAAAATCGCGCAGTAGGTTTTAGCATCGCGCATGACGATACGATCGACCGATATGATTTCACGCGCAATCGCTTTAATAATCATAAACCCTTCAACTTCTTCTTCGGTTGTGACGATATCGCGCTCAGAAGAGAATGAATTATCTTGATTTTCCTGCTTGTCGCTCTCTGTGGTTGTTTGCAGCGCATTGGAGAGACGATTTTTTACCGAGTCTGATATATGCTCCCGAAATGCACTTTTTGTAACCGACTTCAAGATATCCATAACCGCTGCAGTAATCCTACCATCATAAACATCGCTGCACAAAAGTCTAACAAACCCCTCGGATGGATTTTCTATTTCTTCTGCAATTTTTTGCTTGATGGCAGATATGTATTTCAACCTTTCTGCAGTTGCGAGGATATTGTCAATATTGAATGATGCGCGCTCAAATTTCTTCAGTTCATTCAGCGTTGATTGGTTGTAATCCGTAATATCAAAACTCAGAAATGGGCGCGAGTCGAGTTTGTTTGCTGCATCAAGGTCGGTGTAGAAGCGAAAGTGCTGACCATTTGTCAAAACGGCAAATTTTGCATTGGTTACGCTGAAATAACGATAAAGTTGATCGAGATGTTTTTGTTCCAATTCGGTGGTGATGGGTTTGCATTCAAACAAAATGCGGATTTCTCCATCAATGCGGATGGCATAATCAACTTTCTCTCCCTTTTTGCCAACGGCATCTGCAGTGAATTCAGGGATGACTTCTGCAGGGTTAAATACGTCATACCCCAAGGCGCGCAGGAACGGCAAAATGACCGCAGTTTTTACCGCTTCTTCGGTCCGCATTGTTTCAGAATGCTCTTTTACCCTATCAGCGATTATTTTGAGACTTTCTTCAACTGCATTCATTGTCAGACTCCTGATGTTGTGAGATGGTTACGGTGTAATCGATTAAGCCGCGTGTTGACAACGTTGTTGCTGCTACAGGCGGGCTACGCCTACGTTGCGCACAGCTCGCTGGAAAGTATGATCGAGGCCAGCAAGAAAGGCTACTCTACATCACGTTGCGGCAGACGCAAGGCACGATCCGCACCGACGCCCCCCAAACCGGCAGCCGTGCTTGCTGTTCTTCCTGCGCTCTCTGAAGCACATTGACGCAGCCAAGGCGCTGGTTACGCAACCCATCCCCCTCAGCACTGCCGGTAGCGCGCAGCACCCGCCAAGAAAACTCTGTGCTACACTGCGCGCGTCCCG